GGAGAATTGAAAATTCTCCTCTTACTTGATTCTACGTTATTTCTCGAAGAACCCGTGAAGTAGCAAACTCCTCAACATTATCCGGATTCTGAACGTTAAAGGGATATGATGCAATTGATAAACCAGAACGAATCTCATCTGATCCACCCGCTCTCTTGAATATAACCGCAGGGTCAATTCCAGATTGCAAAATCTCATCACCTTCCTTTATTAACTCGACGAATTTATGAAAACGTGGGTCCCATCTAGTATTTTCGGCCTGCATTATCAACCGCGTAGACATTAGATACTTGAATCGATGGTTATCATTATTCATCCACCGCTCTAGTGATAACATACCACTAAGAGCTCGATATGGTGAACGAACGCCACGTGATTTTCCATCAATTTGGTAGTCAAGTGAATGCCACCGTTGTAAGAAATGCGCACTCACAGCTGATACAAATTGCTTTTCTGGATTGCTATCAAGCCCGAGCTCTTTGAGTACCTCAGAAATCTCTTCAACCCCAGGAGTGGGAGAAAATACAAATATTGAGTCGTCACCTAACACCTCAAAATCAGTAAGTTTACATCCCAATCGAACTGAAACATATTTTCCAGCTATCAAATTGACCAGTGTATCAATTAGATTAGTTAAAGCAGATCCACTTGGTACACCACCATTACGATCCTTGAATACACCATCAGGTGTAATGAGAGGCACAGTTGAAAATACCTCTTGAAGGACGTCTAGGCGGGACTTAGTCTCATCAGTAAACCAATACCTTAGTAAATCAAATGCACATTCCAACAATACAGATGACACTGAGGCATCAAAATTACTGTAATCAGCAGATACGATAGTATTTCCTGACCCCCTCGCATTTTGTAGTAAATCAGTGACAGCATCGTCAACTACTAAATCACTACTCCAGGCTGAGAAACCAGGCAACACACGAAGTCGGTTTAGCACTGGATATAGAATGCTTAACCCAAGAATAGTTTCTACATGATCAAACATCCAAACTAAACGCTGTTTTGGAATTTCGTGTAATCCCTTAGGTTGACCTCTCCAACCAGCTACACATGGATATATTTCGTCTGCTGAGACCAATCTCTTCGCTCGTTGTAGATACTCACCTTTATATGACTCATCACTACTCATAGTTGGTAAACCAAGCATAGTGCCATGTGGCATTGAGTCAAAGGCAGTATCTAAACCCATTGGCCTAAAAGAACTCTGAGGAAACAGTTTGGCCATATCCTGTAGCACAGTTCCAAGTGCACTATCGCTACCAGTATAGACTTGTTTTCTAAACGCGTCTAATGAATCCCTACGATCCTTCCAAGGTAACATAATTGAATAAGGCCCTATCTTCGAGATTTCCTTCTCATCGATATCTGTTAACTCATCGAACTCGGTGAATCCTAATTCGCTCTTAAATCTATCAATGATTTCAGACCTATCTACTTTGGCATAGAAAGGCGTGCGAATATCAGTTTTAACACCGATTTCACTGCGCTTAAGATTCCGGGCAAGCCGAGCTTCTTCATCTTGGGATAAAGGAAGACGATTATCGTCAGTGCTGACCCTAGAATCACGAACACTAGATCCAACCACATTTTCTTACTCCAATCAACCAGTTTGTATTGCCTTAGAGGCTAGCGCCTTGACTTTGCGAGGTTCAGTTCTCTTAGGCTCTGGTTGAACATGAGCAGTATGTTTCTTCTTCTTACGAACGACCGCTTTAGGTTCAGGTCTAGATGGTCCACCACTTCCACCACCAAACTGTTCCCTTGCGCTGCTAGAAACACCTGAATCCCTGGGTGATATATAACCCATAACTGCAGCTCCACCTCTACCAGCATTGGATAAGGCGTTAACTGCATCCCAGACACTCTTTGATTGATCCGTAAACATAGTAGACCATTGCGCATCTCTAGCATTAAAGAGATCTGACCATATGGTATTCTGCTTGTCTAACGAATCCTGATATTCAGTAAATAAAGCGTCATATTTACTGGTATCTTCCACCGTAGGTACAACCGATGTAGGAGATGGTTCAACTACAGGATCGGGGGCTGGTTCTACAACCGATGGAGTTGGTTCAACGTTAACAACATTGTTAACGCCTGAGATTGCATTTCTAAGAGTCCAACCAGCAATAGCTGCACCAAGCCACTTTTCCGCGCTCTTAGCCGTAGGCGAGGATAGCGCTGTTTTAATCGCCGGAATCGCAGTAGCGCCACCTTTCCAAATTAGACCACCTATTGGAATGGTCTGAAGTACTTGATAAACATCAGCAATGCCTTTACCCCATGCGGTCTGATCTGCTGCTTTATACCAAGCACCATACTTTGGATCAATCTCAGCTAAAACAGAGGCACCTGGAAGTACATCTTGTAGATGACCCGGTTGTCCAGTAATCACTGATTTAGCTATTTGATAAACGGCTCCACCGGTCATATCCCAAGCTACATCCCCTAAGAATCTAGCTGCTTGACCGGCCGGTTGGACAATAAACTTGTCTATGGCTTGATGAAACAGAGGAGCTGCTGGTTTACCTACAACCCAGCTTAGAACCGTGTCTTCCAATTGGCCACCGCCTTGGAAGATAGGATCAACAAAAGTATTCCACACTCTCTGATATGGCGTCCAATTACTGATCTTATCCGTTACGTTGTCCCACAAACCAGTTAACCAGTTAACCACGGGATCAGCAGCATCCGCAACTTTGTCTGCTTGCTGGTCCACCCACGTCGTCGCATCTTGTTTGACGATTGATGCTGCTAATCTAGGATTTTCGATTGCTGCACGAGCTAGAAATTCAGCATCTGTTTCTTCATGCGGCTGTGGTGTGAGTAACTCTTTTGGCGGTTCACCTGGC